CGTTCGAAACAATTCACCCAGCATTGCCGACAAGGTGACAAATATCTTTGACGACCATATTACAATTTCGTTCAAAGATGCAAACGGAACGTGGCAATTTTTTTGCTGGAACGCGACGACCGATCCGGGAAAAAAAGGTGTTGAAAAATTCGGCAATCCTAAAGGCGTCGCGCGGTTGGTTGCGGGTCAATATCGAGGCGTTTGGGCAATCGATAAACATCGAGGAAAGTACGACGCGCTTTGTCAAAGATTAGGGAACGTTACGGTGTGGCGCGATGCTAACCGAGACCTAAAGTTTGACGAAATCAAAACGGATACGGGAATGTTTGGAATAAACATCCATAAAGCGGGTACGTATTCCACTTGGGTTGAAAATTGGTCTGAAGGTTGCCAAGTTTTCAAGCGCGCAAAAGATTTCGAAACGTTCATGTTCATTTGCAAAAAGGCGTCTAAAATACACGGCAATAAATTTTCGTACACTTTACTCGAAATATGAGGTTGATTTTTATTATTTTGCTGGCGTTCGCGCTTGTTTCGTGTTCATCTGAACGCAAAGCACAATACCACGTCCGAAAAGCGCTAAAACACGGCGCTAAATTCACACAAGACACCGACACAATTCGAATCGCAACCGTTGATTCATTCCCGGTAATTGTCAACGATTCGATTGTTTACGAAAAATTTATCGCGTATCGCGATACGGTTATACAATATAGAAACCTATACGTTCCAACAACGAAATTTCAAGAACGAATTCGATACAAGGAACGAATCAAGACCTTGAAAATCAAAGGTGATACCGAGGTCAAGATTGTTCGACAACAAGCGAAAATAAAAAACAACCAAATTGTGAAATATCGAACCAATTGGTTGTTGGTTTTGATTGCGTTCATTCTTGGTTTTGTTTTACGATTCATGTTGAATTCATCGGTTTTCAATCGGATCGCTTTATTTTTAAAATATAGGGGTGAAATTTAGACCACGAATAACGCGCGAAGAATTCGAGGTTGTTGCGCAATATCGAAGAATCAAGCGCGAATGCGACGACCAAGGAATCGACGTGAAAAATGTCAAACATGGTTGGTTGAAATCAAAGAATACAAGCTTGTTTTTTAAAAATCCCGAATATCAAAACGAACTATTCGGAAAAATGGAACAGTTGCGCGTTGACATAATCAAGTCAATTGAAGAACATTCCCCAGTTTACCCGACAATCAAAAGGACCAAATCAAAGGATGGTCATTTGTTGGTCATTGATCCCGCGGACGTTCATATCGGAAAACTGGCAACCGCATTCGAAACGGGCGAGGAATACAATCAACAAATCGCGGTCAAGCGCGTTCACGAAGGCGTTCAAGGAATTTTGGACAAGTCAAGCGGATTCCAAATCAACAAGATTTTATTCATCGGAGGAAATGACATTTTGCACATTGATACGCCGAAACGACAAACAACCGCGGGAACACCACAAGACACCGACGGAATGTGGTATGAAAACTTTATTAACGCGAAACGGCTTTACGTCGAAATCCTTGAAAAATTAATTACAATCGCGGACGTTCATTTCACGTTCAATCCGTCAAATCATGATTACACGAACGGGTTTTTCCTTGCGGATGTTATTCAATCATGGTTTCGTAATTGCAAAAACATTACATTTGATTGTTCGATTTCGCATCGAAAAGCATTTCAATACGGGACAAGTTTAATCGGAACAACACACGGCGACGGGGCGAAATTACAAGATTTGCCGTTGTTGATGGCGCAAGAATTCCCGCTTGAATGGGCGAAAACGAAACACCGTTACGTTTACACACACCACGTTCACCACAAAATGTCAAAGGATTTCATCGGCGTGACCGTTGAATCTTTGCGTTCACCGTCGGGAACGGATTCGTGGCATCATCGAAACGGTTACCAGCATTCGCCAAAAGCGATTGAAGGGTTCATTCATCACCCGGAACACGGTCAAATCGCCCGTTTAACACATATTTTTTAAGAATCAAAACCTTTATTTTATAAGGGTTTTAAAATTATTTTGTTAAAAAATGTAAAAAAACGTGCAAAATAATTTGCAGATATAAAAAAGAAAAGTAATTTCGTAAGGTCAATAAGGCACAAAATTTAAAAAAAACACTATGAAAGCAATTTTAAAATTAACCGAAAATGAAATCGTAACTATTCCAGCAATCGAATTAAATAATTATTTAGATACATTAATTGAATTAGGTTATGATCTTGAAAAAGTTGAATTAATTAAAATGATATAAATAAACAAATCGGGGGGTGCGCATCCGTAACGCACAATTAAAAAACAAAATTATGAAAACTGAAAATATGAAAATTGAAAGGACAAAAAGCTACGGACATTATAGAGTTAGCGGAATCGTTAACGGCGTCGAGGTTAGCGCAATTACAACCGATTCTGAAGCGTTCGATTACTTTAATGACGAGGACAACGAATACAAAAATGCAATGGCAATTGCACATTGTGAATGTTTATTAATTCAAACCTTTGAAAACTTATAATCATGGAAACTTTTAAAATTACATTTTTCGACCACGACGGAAACGAAATGTTTCACAAGGTCACCGAACAATTCGATTTCATCGAAGCGTATAAATATGCCAACGAAATTTTGGCAACAACAACATGGGATGTCGCAACCGTTAAAGTCGATGAATTATGAACGAATATACAAAAATAATACTTGATTTTGTGTTACTGGTCGGGTTCATGGCAAGCGGTTTTTTATTAATCTTTTATTGTATAGCAACATGGTAAATTCAATCGACAAACATTGGTTCGATTTTCAAATCGAAAATGTACACGGTTCGGTGACGTTTGAAATAGATGTCATAATTATGGACGAATTCGGAACGGTCGATTTTGACCTTCATTTCACCGAAATTTGGTCCTTTACAAACGACGAAAATGGTCATGAAATCGAAATCAAATTAACCCGGAAACAAGAAAAACAAATTGAAAATGAAATAAAAGAATTCATGCTCGACAATCCGGATGTTTTTGATTTTTACGAATATATTTCCGAGGAAAGCGCTCGAAAATTATGTTATTATTATGAATTACACAAACCTTATTAAAATGAAAAAATTTAAACCCATGACATTACACGCAATTATTCGCTGGTGGTCAAAACCGTCCTTTGCATTCGACAAGGGCGGATCATTTAACGTCGAACTTTACTTAAAAATTTGTGAAATTAAACTTCAAAATAATGTATAAACTACTATATTTCCACAACAAGACATTAAAAGAATCGTATACATTCCCAACCGAAGCGCTGGCAAACTGGAAAGCGCGCGAATTGTATCGATTAGGAACGCACCGATTTGGTCACTTTGTAATTGAAAAGATATGAATCAAGACATCAAAGAATTAATTCAAGAATACCAGCTTGACAAACCAAATCGAAAACGCGAATTCACATACAAACGTTATTTTCTTATGGCGGTTGCGGATAGTCGCGGGAACATGACAAAAACGGCGATCGGTGAAATGTTTAATCGTGACCATTCAAGTGTAATTCACGGGATAAAACAACATAAATTTTGGTGGAAAATTCGTGACATGGAATATTTGCGCGGAATTCACCCGCTCGAACAAACACTTGACATCGAAGCGGAACGCGTATCAAAAAAATACATTTACGATTGCCATTGTAACGAAACAACGTTAACGATTGAAGGTAAATTTTCGAAACGCATGATTGAAAAATTAAATGGAAAATACAACCGAAAAGATATTTCGCTTATATTTGCATTAACATAGTTTTGTTTTAATTTGCTTGAAAGACACCCCGTGAAAATGGGGTGTTTTTTTTTGTCCGAGCGTTACAACGTTACAAAATTACGAATCCCTTTACCCAGGTGCCAGCAAAAATTTGAAAAAAACAATGGGGAGGGGGTCAAAAGTTTTGTAATTTTGTCGCGCTTTGGTTCAAAGTCAATACCACATTGCTTTTCAGCCGTTACAAAACGCGTTACAAAAATATTTTTTTGTCGCGGATTGATTATGAATGAAAAAAATAATTAGTTTTGTGACCATGGCGCAACAACAAAAAAATTTATTAATGGGATCGACCGAGTAAACGCGCGCCATCGTTGAAAGGTCGTCCCATTTTTATTTGATATTATAATGATTCCGAACATTTCCGTTTTCAAGTCACTATTCAACGCAAAGGAAACACCGTATACGATGAACGTGGTCGATGTTTACAACCGAATCAAAAAAGGTTATCCCGAACTTATATCTAAAATTAACCGATTGCGTGAAATGGACGATTCTTTGGAAAGTTACCGTTCATTAAAAAATTCATTGCTTGCAATTATGTTCAACGGAACGTTTAACGAGCGAACCGACAACGGTTTGATTGAACATTCCGGGTTGTGTATTCTTGACTTTGACGATTACCTGGACGAATCAACCATGAACGAAGACAAACAAAGGTTCAAATTATTGCCATTCGTTTACATGGTTTTCACGTCGCCGTCAAATAAAGGTTTGAAAGTCGTTGTCAAGATTCCCAAATCAAGTAAAGATGAACACAAGCGACGATTCAAAGCGCTTGAAAAGGAATTTAATTCTGATTATTTTGATTCATCCAGTCAAAACGTTTCGCGTGTTTGTTTCGAATCCTACGATCCCGACGCGTATCTTAATGAATTTTGCGATGAATTTACAAAAATCGAAGAGGAACAAGGTTACATTTATAAGGAACGCGCTCCGATTTGCCGTTTGACCGATGAAGGGAAAATCATTGACCGCATTTTTAAATTCGATTTTGGGGGTAAATTCACGAAAGGCAACCGAAATAATTACATTTTCAACGTTTCCGCTTGTCTATGCGAATTCGGAATAATGCGCGACGTCGCCGAATACCATTTGAAAAACTATGTTGACGAATCGTTCACGCAAAGCGAATTGATTAACACAATTAAAAGCGCCTACCGAATTGCTCAATTCGGTTCTAAATATTTTGAAGACGTCGACAAGCTGGCAAAAGCAAAAATGAAAATTCGAAAAGGACATTCAGATATTGACATTCAACGCGAATTGAACATTGATAACGAACAATTAGATGAAATAAAGGAAGAAATTCAAACAAACAACGACGTATTTTGGAAAGTAATTCAAACAAAACAAGGGGAACGAATAATAATTGAACCGAACGAATATTCGCATTTTTTGGCAAAGAATGGATTCGGGAAATATTACCCGGAACGGGCGTTGTCCCCTACGTTCGTGGTTGTAAATGAAAACAAAGTACGTTTGTCGGCGGTCGAACAAATCAAAGATTTCGTTTTAAATTATTTACGGGACCGGGGCGAAATCGCCGTGTGGAATTATTGTTCAAGATCAACGTATTTGTTTTCAGAGAATCATTTAAATATGTTGGAAAGCATCGATTTAAAGATGTTACAAGATAGCAAAGACCTTTCGTATATTCCTTTTAAAAATGGTGTTGTGGTCGTCACGAAAAAAGACGTCACATTGAAATCGTACATTGACATTGACGGTTATATTTGGGAAAATCAAATCTTGAACCGTGACTTTGTGCCAGTTGAGGAATTCAAAAATGATTTTCAAGATTTCATTTGTAAGGTGTCAAACAAAGACAACCAACGAATTGATGCGCTGGAATCTACATTGGGTTATTTGATGCACACTTTCAAAGACAAGACCGAACAAAAAGCAATCATTTTCAACGATCAAGAAATCGACGACAACGCAAACGGAGGTTCGGGAAAATCTTTGATGTTGACGGCGCTTGGTTACTTTCGAAATATTGTGACCATTGACGGGAAACAATTCAGTTCAATGAAAAATGATTTCGTATACCAGCGGGTGAATTTAGATACGCAAATTTTAGCATTCGATGACGTAAAAAAGAACTTTGATTTTGAACAATTGTTTTCAATTGTGACGCAAGGAATCGCCGTGAATCGCAAAAACAAAGATGAAATTTACATTCCATTCACAAGGGCGCCGAAAATTGTAATTACAACGAATTACGTTATAAATGGCGCGGGTTCATCGCATGATCGCCGACGGCACGAAATCGAATTTTTCCAGTATTTTAATGCGAATCATTCACCGGAAGACGAATACAAACGAATGTTGTTTGATTCATGGGACGGTGACGATTGGTCGCGGTTTGACAATTACATGATTTCGAACTTGCAAAAGTATTTGACCAATCGCTTGATAAAAACAACCAGCATTAACGCGGACGCGAAAAGATTCATTCAATCAACTTGCAAGGACTTTTTCGAATTCACCCGCGAAGGCAACATTCCTTTGGACGTTTACAATTACAATCAAACCAAACTACAAGAATTCCAAAGTGAAACGAATTCGTTCAAAGATTTGTCAACGCAAAAATTCAAAAAATGGGTTCGGGAATATGCTATTTTTAAAGGTTATAAATACACCGAAGGACACAATCATTCCGGGCGATACTTCATGTTAACCGCTGGTTCACCTTCGACAAACGATTAAAATTAAATATATGAAAGTGATTATTTTTTTTGCTGTTTTATTAACCATCTTGATGTGGTGGTCGGCTTGTTATTTTTTCGGCTTGTTGGGTGCGGTTGGTTGTCTTTGCGTCGGTATTGCTGGCGCGCTTTATATTCAATTCCGCGGGTTGCCATGAAAAAAATTATTAAATAAATAAATTATGAAATTAGGAAAATTCGATTGTTCAACTGGATTGATAAACGTGCTTTATTCGGACACAATAAAAAATATATCTGTAAGAACTTCGACAATAAAAGATATTCTTTTAATAGATAAGCTTCAAAAAGAAAATTCCTATGCGGTAGGGTTTATTCAAAAGACGATATGGGATAAATATGTTTTTGGAGGGCAACGCAACTTTGTTGTATTTATTTGTGAAGCCAACAATGATGCGGTTGGGTATGTTTTAATAACACCTGGCAAAGGAGCATACAAGTATGGTAAAATACAACAAATTGCCGTTCGGAATGATGCAAGAAGATTACACTATGGAACTGCCTTATTAGATGTTTGTAGACAATTTTGTGAGCATTTCCATAGAGTAGGTTTTACTTTACGTTGCCGACAAGATTTAGAAAGTAATAAATTTTGGAAGGCATTAGGTTTTGAAAATTATGCAGTATGGGAAAAGGGTAAAATAAACCACGTAGGATTTAAGGCAAGTGATGATATTAACCTATGGAAAATTGAATTAAACAAAAATATCATTACATTATTTGATGATATAAACGAAGCGGATGTTCAATTATTTTCAAAGAGTGCGTGGGAAAAAATTTAGAAAAGATATTGAAGCAGACCAAAATGCGTATAGAAAACAACAAATGACAATATATCGTGAATAAAGAAAACAAACAACGTCTTGACGCGTTGAAATTAGCGCATGACGTGGAACGATACCCATCAATCCCGCCAGCTTACCACGTTAAAACGAAATGGGACGACAAGACATCTAACGGATTGACGAAGGCAATAACATCGTTTATTCAATACAACGGATACCAAGCCGAAAGAATTAATACAATGGGGGTTGCAAGGGAAAAACGAACCACGGGCGGGAAACTTATTGGTGTGACCTGGACGAAATCAACAACAACCAAAGGAAGCGCGGACATTTCCGCAACCATTCGAGGACGTTCGGTGAAAATCGAGGTTAAGGTGGGGAAGGATCGACAAAGCGAAGCGCAAAAAAGATATCAAGAGGACATCGAACGCGCTGGTGGTGTTTACTTAATTGCGCGCGATTTCGATTCGTTTGTCGAATGGTTTGATTCCTTTACAAATGATTGAAATTGAAATAAGCCAAAACCAGCGCGACCGGGCGCAAATCTTGTTTGATTTTGGAATCTTGAACAATTCCATTCGCGAGGGTGACGGAAAATTGACCGGGGCGCTGGGGGAAATTGTGGTGTTTGATTACTATTCGAGCAAAGGACGAAAGGTAATTCATGCTCAAGATTTCAATTTTGATTTATTGATTCAAGGATTTAAAGTCGAGGTAAAAACGCTGGCAAGGAATGGAATTCCTAAACTGGAAAACAATTGTCATTTGTCAAACTACAATTCAAAACAACGTTGTGACTATTTTATTTTCGTGGATGTTTTGAATGATTATTCCCGCGCATGGATAAAGGGGGCAATTTCACGACATCGATTTGATGAAATCAAAATTTTCAAGAAAAAAGGCGAATTCGATGGACCATTTTTTCAATTCAAATCGGATACTTGGATAATTACCAACAAAGATTTGTTAACAATTTGATGTTGTTATGTTGCACGAATGAAAATTATTTTTATCTTTGGTGAAATTTTAAATACTTAATTATGGCGACAACAAGAAAAACGACCGAAGCGGTCACAACGGAACAACCGAAAGGTTTGTTTCACAAATTGCATTCAGCAAAACAACACATTGGTAAGGTTTCAAAGAATGCAATTAATCCACATTTCAAAAAGAATTACGCGGACATCAACGCGTTGTTGGAAACGGTCGAACCGATTCTTTTAAGTTATGATTTAATTCTTTTGCAACCAGTCAAAGGAAACACCGTGTTCACGATTATTGTTGACATCGAAACGGGCGAATCAACCGAATCATTTATGGATATTCCTTTAAACATTACCGATCCTCAAAAAACGTTGGCTTGCATTACTTATTTTAGACGTGGAACGTTGCAATCTTTATTGTCATTACAAGCAATCGACGACGACGGCAACGAGGCGAGTAAACCTTGTACAAAACCGACAATTGACGACGAACGTTTTCAAAACGCAAAAAAAGCCATTGCAGAAGGCAAATTTACCGTTGAGAAATTGAAAGGAACTTATTCACTAACAACCGAACAAATCAACCAATTGTAAAATGAACGCAAAAGAGCGCGCGCAATACCTTTTCGATTTGTTTGATGTTGTCGAATATAGCGACAAGGTAAAAACAAAGATTACGCGTAAAGCGTGCGCGCTTATTTTGGTGCATGAGGTTTTGAAAGACCTTGATCCAAAATCGCGGGATTTTTTATACTGGATGAATGTTAAAGTAAATTTATTAGAATTATGAAATGGCGAGCATCACAAATCGGAAAATTGATGACAACGTCCCGAAGCAAGGGCGAATTATTGTCGCAAACGGCGAAATCTTATATTGAGCAATTAGCAAAAGAACATTTTTACGGATACGAATCACCAATTGTCAATCGTTACCTTGACAAGGGAATCAATCAAGAACTGGAATCCATTCAATTGTTGAATTCGGTTCGATTTGAAAATTTTGAAAAGAACAAACAACGGATTGAAAACGAATGGTTGACGGGTGAATGCGACATTCTTACGAACGAAAAAATAATTGACATCAAAACATCGTGGTCACTTGACACGTTCCCGGAATTACCGGAGGACATCGATTCAAAGGAATACGAATTTCAAGGTCGCGCATACATGATGTTGTACGAGCGCCACGAATTCGAACTTGTTTATTGCATGGTTTCAACTTGGGACGAATTCTTGACACAATACGACGACAAATCGATTCACAAGGTAGACCATATCGATCCGCGTTTTCGAATTACGTCGGTAACGTTTGAACGTGACTTTGAAATTGAAAATCAAATAATTGAACGTTGCAAGCTGGCGACGGATTATTATAACGAACGAATTAATAAATTGAAAAAGAAATGAAAAAGTATTTCATTATTGAATGTCATTTCGATTAATTAGAAGGGGCGTATTTCCTTACTGAATATATGAACAAACATGGTCATTTTTACATTATTTCGGTGACATCAAAACAAGGTCAATTTGATGTGAAATCGGTGACTGTTGATGAATTTAAAAATTTTAACAATTATGAATAAACAAACGGCATTGAACTATTTAATCGAGGCGCTGGAACTGAAAGTTTTGGCGTCAAAAATTCCTTGGATTGATAAAGAAATTCAAAAAGCGATTGAAATGGAACGTGAACAAATCGCCAGTGCATACGAAAACGGCGAATGGAATCAAGGGGTGAACGGTGACGCGAACGAATACATTGAAAAGACATTCGGAAATGAAAACAACGAGTAAACAAACAGCAGTAGAGTGGTTATTTAATGAATTAGATAATATTCTAGAGTTATACCCAAGTGAATGGGAAAAGGTAAGTAATGCAGTTGAACAAGCCAAAGAGATGGAGAAGGAGCAGATTAAGGATTCCTGGGTAAATGCTTGGCAAGAAAGTATGATTAATCCATTGGAATATAAATTTTACGAACCCGAAGCAGAACAATACTATAAAGAAACCTATGAAAGCAACATTTGAATTCAATTTACCGGACGATCAACACGAATTCGAATTGATGAATGAAGCGCCAAAAATGTTTTGCGCATTGATTGAAATCGAAAGGATGTTGCGAAATATTTACAAATACGACGAAACGTTGAATCAATGGCAATATGATATTGTTGAGAAAATAAGAGAAGAATTTTATCAGATTATAAACGAAACCCAAATAAACATAAATAAATGAACGAAGAAAAAGGAACGGTTGTCCAAGTGACACCATTGCAAAACATTTCGGATAAATTCCGAAAACAAGAATTCACAATCAAGACGTGGACGGAATACCCACAATTCGTGACGTTTCAAACCGTCAACGATAAATGCGACCTTGTCCGCAATTTAAATCCAGGCGATGACGTCGAGGTTAAATACAATTTGCGAGGTCGTGAATGGATTTCCCCGGAAAACGTCACAAAGTATTTTAACACCGTCGAAGCGTGGTCCATTAAATTAATCGGAAAACCAGTACAAGAAAAACCAATTGAGAATGAAAACGATGACGATTTACCTTTCTAATGACTCGAACGTTGTCGATTGGATGCGCAAAATGACAACGTCACGTTTAGACAAGCGTTATAAAATGACACACCTTGCCGAGGACATGAAAGTGAATTATTCGATGTTGTATCGATTCATGAACGGAAAACCAGTCGGTCAAGAATTTTTCATTGCTTGGTTTAAATATTTTGTAAATTAGTCCATGAAATTTTGGGAACATGACGCCTATCAAATCGCTCGAAAAATCACGTCGAATCATGAACTTGCGGGTGATTTGGTTGGTCATGTTTTTATTCTCATGCACCGTTTTAACTTTAATTATGCCGATATTCCCGCTATATTTTCAAGATTCGCATGGAATCAATGGACGTGGAAAAGGTCGGAATTTTGGCGGTTATATCGGTCGGACGGTGACGCAATCAACGATGTTGTGGACGTCAACGAATCGCCGTCGCAAAATCAATTTAGCGAAAAACTTGCAGAATTTTTGGAACAAAGCGGTTCGAACGATCAAGAAAATTTCATAAAAGAAATAACGAAAATGCATCTTTGCGGAATGACATTCAGAGAAATTAAAGAATTGACCGGGATTTCGCTCGATACCATTCATAAAACTATTAAACAATTTAAAAATGATTTATTCGATTATTGCGGTCGCGATTGCGCGGGCGTTCATGACCTTTGACATTCCCGACATCAAACCGTTCAATTGTCAATCATGCTTGTCATTTTGGACGGCGGTTGTCTTGTATTGTTTCATTGATGTTTCAATGATTCCTTACGCTTTTATTAGTTACTTAATTTCCGATTTATTGTTGATTTATGAACATAAGTAATTCACTACGAATTCAGCTTGATAATTTTGGGCGAAATCGTTACGCGCATTTAGACGATACCTTGAAAACCGAGTTAGCGATGCATTACAAAGCGCTTGGATTCGGTAAATTAAACAAGTCGTGCAACACTTGTGTTCGTATCGCAATGGACAAACTAAACGAAAACAAAGACAAAGTTCGTCCAGTTGTCCGCGAGGAAAACAACGAACGCCACATGAACGAACAACCTCCGCGTTTACATTTTGTAGGCACGAAACAAAAGACATTCGCCGAATTGCGACGCGAGGCGATCGAACTGGGATTCAAACCAACACGAACAACAACGCGTCAAGACCTTGAACAATTCTTAAACAATGGTTGACATTCACCCGACATCCGTAATTTACCCCGGCGTCACGATTGGTAAAAACGTCACAATCGGTCCCTTTTGCATAATCGGAGCGCCAGCGGAATCGAAACGTCACGAGGGACAACCAGGATTCGGTGTTGTTATTGGTAACGATGTCACTATTCACGGTCACGCCACAATTGACGCGGGGTGTGAACGTCCAACAATAATCGACGACGGCGCGTACATTATGAAAACCGTCCACGTCGGACACGACGCAATAATTCACAAAAACGTCACAATTTCCCCGCACGTTGTCGTTGGCGGATTCGTTGAAATCCACGAACAAACCAACATCGGAATGAATGCCACGATTCACCAGCGCGTCACGATTCCCGCGAAATGTATGGTCGGGATGTCAGCGGTCATTACAAAGAAAACAACGACCGAACCAAACACCGTTTTGGTCGGCAATCCCGCGCGAATAATTCGATCCAACAACAAATGAAAATAATTACCGTTTCCGCGATGCACGGTCGCCACAACACCGTTGCCGAATGTATTCAACGAATGCCGTTCATTGACAAGGTTTATATTTATTCAACCGATGAGGACGGGACGTTCCTTAAAACACAAGATATTTTCGCGATGGCAAAATATAGAAACGAACCGCTTTCGTACAAATGGAACATGGCAATTCGAACCCTTGAACAAATCGATTTCGACGCGGTTGTTTTGCTGGGTTCGGACGATTACATTGACCAAGCATTCATTCGCTACGTTGAACAAACAATTCCGAATTACGACATGATTGGATTTAAAGACATTTATTTTCAGCACGACGGCGCGTTGTATTATTGGTCCGGTTACGACAACAACCGACGTGGTGAACCATGCGGGGCGGGGAAAGTTTATTCCCGGAAATTCCTTGAATGTTTGAACTGGAATCTTTTCGATGTTGCAAGGGATCGAGGACTTGATAAAATTTCATGGCAAAGGGTCAATCAAGCAAAAGCAAAGATTCACATCACAAGTTTAAAACAAAACAATTTGATGTTGGTTGACATTAAGGATGGGGAAGGAATGACATCTTTTTCTAAATTCAAAGGATTGAAACGCGTTTCGAACAAAGAAACATAATATTTGGCACAACTATATTTTTATGGCAAACAAACACCGAAATATTGATAAAGACGAATTGATGACAATGGCGTATCGCTATTGCGATTATTGTATCGCATCGACAAAAGAAATCGCCACGAATTCGGGGGTTAAACAAGTTCGTGAACGTCACATTCCGACCGTGTCGTATTTTCTTTTACATTGGTTGCGGAGGGAACATTTTGATTTCTACACACGAGGCAATTGGTATATTGCCATGAAAGATGAAACACATCCATTGTTTGACACTATAAAAAGCATTGACGAAGTTTTCAATTCATTAGCGCGTGACATTGTTGCCAACGAAGGCAAGGGAATTTTCTATGCAAAGAACAAATTAGGAATGCACGACCGCCAGCAAGTCGAAACGCGGAATGTTGAACGCTTTGATTTCGATGTCAACGATTAAGGGATACAAACCGCATTCACGCCAGCTTGAAATACATCGAGCAATCAACCAAGGTCACGAAAAATATTATGCCTTGAACATTGGTCGGCAATTTGGAAAAACTTTACTTGGAATCAACCAGTTGTTGTGGTGGGCAATCAACGATCGAGGTTGTTCGATTGCATGGGTGACACCCGTCTACAAACAAGGGAAAAAAGTTTTCGCGGAAATGGAACGGGCGGTTTCGAAGTCGGGGTTATTTGAATTCAACAAATCAGATTTGCGAATTACTGGATTCGGTTCGTCGATTGAATTCTTTTCCGGGGAACGTCCCGACAACATCCGAGGAAATACATTCAATTACATGGTGATTGATGAATTCGCATTCACGCGTCCCGAACTATGGGACGAAGTTTTGAGCGCGACGGTTATGGTTAAGGGCAAAAAGGTTTTGTTTATTTCAACGCCGAAAGGCAAAAATCATTTTCATCGTGTTTGCTTGCAACCAAACTATGATGACCGATATAAATATTTCCATTTCACCAGTTACGACAATCCGTTGATTGATCCCAAGGAATTAGACGAACGGCGTCGTTCATTACCCGAACACGTTTTCAAACAAGAATACCTTGCGGAATTCCTCGACAATGCTGGCGGATTATTCAAGGGCGTTCGTCAATGTATCGGACACGGTGAACGTTCGTCGCGTAATTACGGCGGACTTGACATCGGACGCGCGGACGATTACACGGTATTAACTATCTTGAACGAACGGGGCGAAATGGTAACGGTTCAACGTTGGCGACATGATGACTGGTCGCGAATCATTGACAAGGTCGCGGACTTGATTCGTAATTACAACGCGATTACAACGGTCGAAGTAAACAACCAAGGGGATGTTTTCGCGGAAATGCTTTCGAAGAAATTACCGGGGAAAATAGTTCCATTCGTTACCACGTCGAAAAGCAAACCGCAATTAATCGAGGACCTTGCATTGTCATTTGAGCAACGGAACATTCGTGTGAACGATGTTGGTTGGTTGCTTGACGAACTGGATTCTTTTACTTACATTTACAATCCAAACACAAGGGGCGTTCAATATAGCGCACCAGTCGGATTGCACGATGACGGTGTCATTTCGTTGGCGCTTGCGGTCCATTCTTTGAAGACGAATAAACACAAAGGGAAATATCAAACAATGCGATTATGAAAATAACTTTGCCCGCAACATTGAACGAATGCCGTCCGGAACAATTGACCAAATGGTTGATGCTGGCGGATGTCATTAAAGAAAAGACCGACGAGGACTTATTCCGAATGCTTGATTTTCAATGTCAATTGATTTCTATTTTTTCGGGGATTCCATTAAACAAGGTCAAGAAAATAAACGTTGCCGACGTTCAAGAATTGTCCAAGCATTTATTCAAATTGCTTTCGTCGTATGAATACAAAGAACCGACGGGTGAAATAACAATCAAAGGTCAAACGTATGTATTCGAAAAAAACTTTGAATATATTTCGACGGGACAAATCATTGACTTGAAATTAATCGAAGACATTTCAAGCGATCCATGTCAAGCGCTGGCGATTTGCTACATTGAAAAAGGGATGGAGTATTGTCAAGAAGACGAACGCGGGCGGGTGCTGAATCCGAACGTGAAACGTTACGAAGTATTTAAAGAACAATTCGATGGGGTTGAATTTATGAATTTCTTTGGTTTTTTTTTGCTCGAATCCGAAAAGCGGAGCAACGCTATCTTGGGGATTCAGACCTTGAAAGCGATGTTGATGACGAAACAAATCGAAACGAAATTAAGGACAACGAATGGTTCACATGGACCAAGGTCCTTCATCGATTGGGAACTGAATTCGGACGACCAATTAATGAAATTACTAAACGACCATACATTGAAACCTTATTTTGGATCAACTACCTAAAATTAAAAGACGAACAAGATTACATATTAGCTAAACAATCGCGCAATGGCTGAATTCGATTTTCTTGATGAATTCGGGGTGTCGGTTCAAGATGCGGAAAATCCGTCGAACGTTTACGAAAAATTCATTCTTGACGTAGGTAACAAGATTACCAAAGACCTTCGAGATTACATAACACAAAACGCAAACAATACTGGGGCGTTGGCGCAATCGGTTGTTTATTTCCCGACGGGGGCGTTGTCGTTTGAAATACAAGCGGACTTTTATTATAAGTTCGTGGATCAAGGGGTCAACGGAATCGCGTCGAATGTAGGTAGTCAATTTTCATTCAAGACACCGTTTGTCGGTTATAACATGGCAACGGCAATAAGTGAATGGAAAGGTTTGGAAATGTCGCACGCGTTCGCGGTTGCATCGAACATAAAACAACGAGGGTTGCGACCGAAAAACATTACGGATTCGGTTATAACCGACGACGTGTTGGAACGCATCGCCAAGGATTTAAGCGAAGTGACGGGATTAACATTTGAAATAAACTTTGAAAAGACCACGGAAAAATGGCAATAACAATCACACAAGAACCTCAATTTTTTCAACCAGCGTGCAATCCATACGTTTGGGTTTTCGAATCGACGCAAACCGCACAACCGAATTTTTCGTTCATCGTTGAATTGTACGTTGACGGCGCGCTTGTTTCAACGCATCAAGTTTTCAACGAATCTTTGAATTATGCGAAGTTTGACGCGTCGGGTGACTTGCGTTGTTTATTGACGTCCGAAATGGTAACGACGGGCGCGCTTTTGACTTTTTACGACACGGCTTTTGCAACGGTCGAAATAAAGATATTTGAAAAGTACGGAACACCCGCGACCATTATTCCGTTGTCGGTTGTTACGTCGTCTTTACGAACTGGATGGAACGCATCCTTGCGACACCCGGATTTCATTACATACAACGAACTAAATTATTCGGTTACTCGAACGAATCCAAATTCGGGCAACATTTTATTTTTAACCGATTTTCCAAGGGCGCGAAAATATTTTGTCGGATTGAATGAATCGGTATTCCTTACATTTTTAACACGATCCAAACCGTCCCTTGATTTCTTTTTGGAACTTTACGACATTACCGGGGCGTCAATAGTTAGTTACAACGCGACCATTTCGGTCAACAATCTTGTGGTAATTGACGCGTCACCGAACAACCTAATTGCAAACACAACGGTCACGCTGGCTAATTTTCAAGCGTGCGCTTATTATACAATAAGAGTTCAAGCGTTGAACATCGGAACGTTTTCGGGATTGTCTGAAATCTTTACATTTTGGATTGATACGGAATGTCACCGATACGAAACGCGCCGTCTACATTGGTTGAATAAATTGGGCGGTTGGGATTCGTATACGTTCACACTTGTATCGGTTGATTCGTCGCAAGTTATAACAAGCGATTACCAGCGCGAACGTGGGGAATGGTCAACCAATGGAACGGCATGGAACTACTCAAAATACCACGGTGAACAAATGGCATTCAACAAGTATTCAACCGACATCCTTGTTTTGAATTCGGACTGGATGCACGAATCTTTTCAAAATTGGTTGGTCCGCGATTTATATGAATCGCCCAAAGTTTATTTGGAGGTTACACCTGGCGCGTTCGAACCGGTCAAAATTACGAATGGCGATTACACGTTGCGACAACGTCGCGTTGACGGATTGATTCGCGAAGTCGTGAACATTCAGAGAACGTACACTTACAATTCACAATTGGTTTAATGGCTGGCGAACTTTACATCAACAACCGATTGATTGACATCGACGAAACGTTACCGTTTCCGTTGACGTTCAATATTTCGGACATCCGCGATTTGAGTTCGAGAAAAGGGAACAAATCGAAAACGATTACCATTCCCGGAACGAATTCGAATTGTGCAATTTTCCGTTCAATATTCTTATTGACATACACCGACGACACAACATCCACGAATTCCGCTTTCCTTGATTTTGACCCAAGCGTCAAAGCGACGGCGCGTTATTATAACAACGGTATTTTGGAATTCAACGGGGTTGCACAATTACAAGAATGCAAGCTGAAAAACGGAACTTGGAATTTTGACGTGACATTGGTGTCAGATACCATTGATTACATTGGTCGATTGAATAAGGTAAAAATAAACGAACTTGATTTTTCGGAATACAACCATGCGTTGACAATGGCGAATCAAACCGAAACATGGACGGGGTTCAACCAAATCAACGGTGTTTCAACGTCAATCATGACGGGCATGGACTGGAACGGGGAGGGTTACTATTATGGGTTGATTGATTACGGATACCCGCGACCAACGTCCGACAAATTCGATTGCGACCAAATACCCCCGCAAGTTTTTGTTTACGGAATATTGAAAAAGTTATTCGATTACGTTGGCATTACATGGCAATCGAATTTCATCGAAAGTCAATTGTTTAAAAAATTATTGGTTGCCTATTATGGCGGGAATTTTCCAACGATCACCCCAGCGCAAGCGTTGAACGATTCGGTTCAATCTTATGAAAACAACAACGCGGGCGGTTACATTATTTATGGACAAACGTTCGGAATAGGCGGGGCGGGGTTGATTTACTGGAACGACACGAACACGAACGACAACGTCGACGTGGTTGGTGTGGTCGATCCGCTTGGACAAGCAACATCCACAACACCGTTGTCGATTACGGCGGGAACGAATGGATTGTATACGGTCGAATACAATGGTCAACATCAACTTGACATTACCTTTGACCAATTAGCGCAACATTATTTCAACGTAGAATTTCGTTTGTCGATTTTAAAGAACGGAACGGTTGTGTCGAATGATATTATTTATCAAGATACGGCATCGACCATTTTTGGAAATTATTCGAACTTATTTACATTCACTTATTCACGGCAATTGAATTGCGCGATAAACGACGTCTTTACTTTTCAAGTTAATTTGCAAATCAAAAACGCGCAATCGTTGGGATCGCCAACATTGACGCGAACAATCGGATTGCAAACGTTGACAACGCAAGTAAATTTCAACAAGTCGATTCAAGAACTTGTCCCAGGTGGAACGGTTGCGATTGGTTCGTTTTTGCCCGACATGACGGGCGATGTATTTTTGAAGGGATTGACAACGATGTTCAACTTAATGATAAAGCCGTCAACGTTTGATCCGACCGTTTTGGAAATTGAACCATTGTCCGAATTTTACAACGGGTCACAAAACGCGCTTGACTGGACGCAATTGGTTGACTATTCGCAAGAATTACAAGTTACGCCAACAATTAATTACGCGTCCAAGGAATATAATTTTGAATTCAAACAAGACGAAGATTATTACAACGACCAATATCAAAACGAATACTTGACCAATTACGGCGAATTCGCCATATTAAGTCAATCGCAATACGCGACCGAAGTGACCAACATGGCGTTACCATTCAGTCAAAAACCATTAGTTGAAATTCATCCGGACTTGATTGTTCCATGCGCTTTTCAAATCAACCTTGACGACAACGCAAACGGGCAAAAGGTCCCGAAAAAAGGAACGGCGTTCATTGTTAATTTGGGAGCAATGAGAAACGCGACGTGGAAATATCATGACGAATTCAACACCCAGCACAATTTAATTCAATACCCGTATGTTGGACACCTTGACGACATCGACACGCCAACGTTTGATTTGAATTTCGGTGTTCCTCAAATTGTTTATTACCCAGCTTTGACGTACACAAACAACAATTTGTTGAATTACCACAACACGTTTATTCAAGAATTGGTTTCAAGGTATGGTAAACTTTTGACTTGTTTTGTAAAGATTGACACGTCAATAATTAACGCGCTTGATTTTAGGAATCTAATCAACATCAACGGCGTTGTTTACCGATTGCAAAAAATAAGCGATTACGATTCGACCAAGGAACGAACAACGCAAGTTGAATTGTTGCGATTGATCCAAGGCGAAGGGACTGGAAGTGATCCGGGCGAAGGCGAAGGTCGTCCAATTAATGAGAATGAAGAAAACATAATTAAATAAAAAATGGCTGAAAAACAAGCAATTTTTACCGTACAAGTTAACACCGGGAATTCCGTTCAAGATTTACAAAACGCGGATAAAGCCGTAAAAGACCTTGACAAGGATTTACAAAAAGCACAAACAACCGCAAAAGACAATAGCGGTTTGGATGCATACGCGCAAAAGCTGGCGGAATTAGACGCAAAACTTGAGGCGGGCGGTTTGTCGATGCGCGAAATGACGCAAGTCATGAAGGAATACCAAAACATCGCTATCAATACCGGGTCGCAATCCCCCATCGGTTCGCAAGCGTTACAAAATGCGTCCGATTTAAAGGATAGAATCGGTGACTTGAAAGCGCAAACAACGGCGTTGTCAAGCGATTTCGTTGGACTTGACACGGCAATGGCTGGAATCGGAACGGGTGTCGCGGTTTTCCAAGGGGTCACAAGTGCGGTTGCGTTGACTGGAATCGAAAACGAAAAGTTGACGCAAACAATGGTCAAGTTGCAAGCGACACAAGGACTTGTTAACGCCGTTTCGACGATTGCGAACAACCTAAATAAGGAGGCGATTCTCGGAATTCAAATTCGGACCGCGCTACAAAAAGCGCAAAACTTTATCATGACGGGTTCGGTTACGGCGATAAATTCCGAAACCGCATCGACCAAAGCAAACACCAGCGCAAAAATTGGAATGACAACGGCGACAACCGGAACATCGACGGCGTTGAAAGTTTTACGAGGCGCGTTGATTTCCACGGGAATAGGCGCGTTGATTGTTGGCGTTGGAATGTTAATCGCAAACCTTGACAAGTTGTCCGGGGTCATTGATTGGGTTGCGGATGGTTTCAATTGGTTGACGGACGCAATTGGTTTGACCGACAACGCCAGCGAAGGGATGTCAAGACAAGACAAAAAAAGAACCGAACAACAAATTGCCAACATCGACCGCGAAATTGAAAAGACGCGTCAAAGAATGCAAGCGCGAACGGATTCATTCAATAAAGAGGACGCGCAATTCGGACGACAAATCGCGCTCGCAAAAGCACAAGGAAAAAACACGACCGATTTGGAGCGCGCACGAATCAAGGCGTCGATTCAGTATCGTAAAGATTTGGTAAAGGAAAACGAAAACATTGTTAAACAAACCGCGTTGCAATATGAATTGTTCAAATCAACATTGCGACGAGGCGAAGGTACAACGGTGTTTGGTTCAAAAGAGGAAATCGCGCGATTGAATGAACTTTACAAAGCGATTGAAACAAGCAAAAGAGAACTTGCCAAATCACAAGAGGATTTAAAAGACGCAACGAATTCGCTTGCGGTGTTTGAAGCGGATGTAAAAAAGCAACAAGCCGACGATTTAAAAGCGCAACAAAAGGCGCAAGCGGACGCGCAAAAACAACAAGCGGACAATCTTAAAAAACAACAAGACCAGCAAAAACAAGCGACAAAGGGAAGGATTGACGAAGCGCGAAAACAACGCGAGGGTGTTATTTCAGAACTTGAAAAACTTTACAACAACGAAATAAAACTTGCGGACGAAACGGAAAAACAAAAAATTGCGGGGATGGATGCGGGGATTCAAAAAGAAATAGCGTTGCGTCAAGAAGAATTTAATAACTACAAAGAACAATTTTTAATTGGTGCAACCAAGGAAGAAAAGGCGGAACTTGACAAGCGTTTTGCGGAAGGTAGTATCAAACGTCAAGAATATGAAACCGCAATTGCAAACCTACGGAAAAACGCAATTAGCAAATTGACCGAAGAAGAAAAGGCGTTGTTGACGCAAGCGGAAACAAACTTGCGAAAAGATATTCAAGGAATTAATTTAAAATATCTTGACGAAGACATCAAGAATTTAGCGGAAACGGAAAAGCGAAAAATGGAATTGCGCGAAATGTTTACCTTGTTAATTACCGACGAATTCGACAAGGAAACTGAGGAATTGAAAATTCAACAAGCGACGCAATTAAAAGATTTAGAAGAGGCGTTAAAATTGGGCGTAATTACCGAGGAACAATTTACCAACGCTAAATTGAAGTTGCAAAACGAACTTGCGGAAAAGGAAAAGGAAATTAATAAAAAGAAAAACGATTACATAAAGGAACAAGATAAAAAGGCACGCGAAGAACAGTTAAAAGGGTTGACGGACACGCTTGGTAAATTGCAAAAGGGACTTGACACCGTCAAGGTGTTAAATGACTTGTTCAATCAAATCGACCAAGCGCGAATCAATTCGTTGCAAAAAAATCGTGACGAAGACCTTGCGAACCTTGACGCGAAAATGCAAGCGGAATTGAACGCGGAAAATTTGACGGCGGAACAAAAGAAACAAATTGAACAAAATTTCGCGAAGCAAAAATATCAAGTTCAATTGAATGCGTATAATCAAGAGGAAAAAATCAAGAAAGCGCAATTTAACCGTGACAAGGCAATCAAATTAAGTCAAGTCGCAATTGATACGGCGTCGGCGATTGTTAAAGCGATTGCGGAATATGGTCCTCCTCCGTCACCATTAGGAATCGCGGGAATTGCCACGGCTGGCGTCATCGGAATTACGCAAGCGATGGCGATTGCGAACCAACAATACAAAGCGGGCGGGGTCCCGTCGATGCCGTCAACATCAACCTGGGGCGCGGGTTCATCCATTGCGGGGGCGTCGGCAAGTTCGTTCACGTCAACACCGAACACAACCGCAACCGCTGGATTGTTAGGGGGCGCCGTTCAAGGAACACCGACCACATCGACGCAAGTTTTCGTTTTGGAATCGGATATTTCCGCGACGCAAAACAAGGTCAAGCTTCAAGAATCCAAAACAAGTTGGTGATCCACGATCGACCGCGGGGGGTCAAAAACGTTTCGTTGGTTGAAAAACATCCGTAGGTTTGAAGCAATTCCGTAGCTTTGTCGATGTTGTCTTGATGCAATTTAACGTTGTGACCTTTGCGGATAAATTCGGGCAAATTCATGTTTAAATAAATTGACTTTACAAAATGGTTGTATTTTTTCCAGTCAATCAATTCGAACGTTTGAAGTAATTTTTCGGAATCCATTAAAACGGGGGAATGCGTTTCAAAATTCCACAAAGGACGTTCATAATATTTTAAAAATTCAATTGTGTTAAACATAGCTTCGCGATAGTGCGCTGGATGTTGGTCCACAATTTCAAGATTTCCGGAATGAATAGGAATGTCGGCGCGAAGTTTTGGGGTCACGAAGAAATCGTCATTCATGTAAATGAATTCACCCCCACGTTCACGGGCGTATGTTAGGATTTTATTGGTCACGTCACAACCGCGAATGTTGTTGAATTGTGGACATGGAATGTTGTCAATGTTTGCGACCTTGTCGCCAACGGTTACAATGTCCGCATTCGGGAATGACATTCGAATGAATCGGATTGATTGTTGAATCTCGAATTCATCGCGTCCGCGTCGGTAAGGAAAAACAAACGTCATCGAACAAAGATACATAATATAAAAATGAGAAAAGAACTACCAATTTACGAAATCATGATTGACCTTGACGATCCCGAAACAACGGTTTCGTACAACGCAATGGTTGAATTCCCAGCGCATGCAAAGAACTTTGAAATGTTCAACAAGCGCATTGCCTACGAATTCAATGATGAACAACAAGTCATTACCGGAATTGCGATTTCATCGGACACACCAATTTATCGATACGACGACAAATCAAAAGAAGAATATTATGTCGTGTTCACGAAACAAGCAATTCGCGATATTATTTTTGATTACGCACGTCGAAACAATTTTAACAATGTGAATCTTGACCACAATCCGCACAAGGTTGTTGACGGCGTTTACATGATTATGAGTTACCAAATCGACAACGCAAGGGGATTCACAGCACCCGAACGTTTTAAGGATGCGAACGACGGTTCATGGTTGGTATCTTATAAGGTGACCGACAAAGAACTATTCGAGCGCGCAAAGAATGGCGAATTCAATGGGTTTTCAATCGAGGGCGTTTTCAATTTAATTGAAACCGACAAGACACAAGAATCGGAATTTGAAGCAATTTTAAAAGAAATTCAACTTTGGAAAAGAAACATTGAACGAATTCGAATGTTTAACGATTACCCGGAAGCGGTTTCGAACAACGCAAAACGTGGACTTGAATTAAACGAAAAGAACGGGAATAAATGCGCGACACGGGTTGGTCGATTACGCGCGACGACGTTAGCGAACCGCGATACCGTTTCGCTCGAAATTATTAAAAGAATGTATTCGTATTTATCGCGCGCGGAAACCTATTATAACGAATCCGATACGTCCGCTTGTGGGACAATTTCTTATTTAATGTGGGGCGGAAAAGCTGGGTTGCGATGGACGGAATCTAAATTAAAGGAATTAGGCGAATTATAATTTCGAACAAGATTACATAATAAACAAAAACAATTATAAATGAACGCATTTGAAAAAGTAATGAACGAACTTGGTCGAATCAAGACCATGTTTGAAAATGCCGAAAAAGTTCAAGCGAACTTTGAAACGGCTACCTTATTAGATGGCGAAACAACCATTGAATTCGAATCTTTGGAAGTTGGTCAACAAGTTTTCATCGTAACAGATGAAGGTCGAATTCCAGCACCCGAAGGAACGCACGCGCTTGGAGGCGATTACATGGGCGTAACAATTACCGTTGACGCCGATGGATTTATTTCCGAAGTTGTAGACGAAAGGGGTTCAAGTGAAACAACAACCGAAGAAACATCCGCAGAATTCGAAGCCGTCCCAGGTGAAATTTTACCCGAAGTTTTGGAGGGCGTTACCGAAATAATCGCGTCCGAACTTGGTTTGGAAATGGATAAAGCATACGACGTAGCAAGCGCCGTAATTACCAAGATAAATGAAATGACAACCGAAACGGTTGACGAATCAATGTCGGCAATTGATGTTGAAGCAATCGTCAACGGAAAACTTGAATCATTCGCGCGGTCAATCGAAGCCGTTGCGGAAATGATGAAAGGTATTTCCGACGAAAACGCACAATTGAAAAATGAAATCGCTACAATGCGAAACGATTTCGAATCGTTCAAGGCGATGCCGTCAAATGAAACAAAAGAAAGCGAAAAATTCGCAAGGACTGGCAACCTTACTGCTAAACAACAATTTTTGAAAACTTATAAAAACCTATAAAAATGTCTATTAAAAAGTATGTAAAGTCAAATTTTGACTACGATGTATCTGGATTGGCGCCTTACGTTGACGACCAACGAGAAGACCTTATTCACCGTTCAGTAACTGAAGCGCAAACGTTAAGTTATATTGCAATTCAGCAAGGAATCAAAGGAACTGAAGACCTTAAATTGTTAAACGATTCAATCGTTTACCAAAATGGGGACTGTTCCATGTCGCCAAGTGGTGACACTATCTTTACCGATCGTCAAATTTCCGTTGAAACAATCGGATATTTAAAGAAATTTTGCCAAAAAGATTTGGCTGGATTTTGGACACAATTAGCATTGCGTCCGGGTGCAATGGCTGAAGACAAAACGTTGCCATTCGAACAAGTATTAATTAACTACTTATTAGAGTTACACGCGTTCGAACTTGAAAAATTAATTTGGCAAGGGAACAAAGTTTCCGGTTCGGGCAACCTTGCGTTCATGAACGGATTCAACCAATTTTTAACCGTTGCGAATGGTTGTGTTGACTTGAACACTACATTTGGAGCCGTTACAATTGACGCAACGAACGCTTTTGATATATTTTACGAAGCGTTTACAAACACGCCGTCAAACATCGCCGAGGGTCAAGATTTCATTTGCTTTACATCACGAAGTAATTTCAACTACCTATTGAAAAACTTGGTTGACTTGAATATGTTCCATTACAATCCCGCACAAATCGGAACAATGAACGAAATCATGTTACCGGGTACAAATATGCGAGTTGTTAAATTGAACGGATTGAACGGAACGACCAAAATTTACACCGGTCGCGCGTCACATTTCTATTTCGGAACTGACTTGTCAAGCGATTTCGAATCTTACGATTTGTGGTATTCATTCGACGACGATGTAATTTATTTGCGCTCTAAATTCCGCGCTGGTGTTCAAGTACCATTCCTTGACCAAGTTGGAACTTTCGAACAAATATCGTAATTAACACGGGGCGTTTCGGCGCCCCTATTTTAAACATTAAAAAATAAAAATCAATGTCTTGTAACATGACCACGGGGTACAACGATAGAACGTGTACCAACGGAAAAGGCGGAATCAAAAGCGTTTTGTTGTTTCCTTTGGGTGCAACATCGGGCGCGGTTGTTTCTCCTACAAATGAACTAACATCTTTGACGGTAACGGGCGAAACATTCCTTTACAAGTTAAAGTCAAACTTATCAAGCTACACCGCGCCAGTTCGAGTTGATAAAAACAACGGAACACTTTGGTACGAACACGAATTGTCAATGATTCTTGCGTCGGATTCAAAAGAATTGCGAAGCGAAATCCATTTGCTTGCGCAAAATGAATGCGTTTGTTTGGTTGAGAATGCCGACGGAACAATCGTAGCGCTTGGATTAGGCGAAGGATTGCAAGTTGCGGATGCGAACGAATACACGTCCGGGGTTTTGAAAAGCGACCGAAAAGGACACGTTATTGTTTTACGAGGAATGGAAAACGACGAAGTTCCCGACGTGAACGCAACACTTTACAACAACTTGTTAGCTCAACAATCACCGTCAATTTAATCGTTGAACTAACTAAATTTGAGGGATGGGCGTTGTCCCGTCCCTTTTTTTTTATAAATTTAGGACATGAAAATAAAAAGCGAAATGATTGGTTGCCGTGTTTGGTCGCCAAATCTACAAAGGTACGTCAAAATCGAAGCGGGAAAAGGCGACGATTACTTGTCCATGGGAATCATTGACATTTTCGAATTCGAAAAACCAAACCTTGTTAAAAAAGAAAATGCAAAAAATACAAAAAAACGGAACGACGTCGTTGATCGTGACGGTGACGGAATTGACAACAATCCCGAATCCGAACTATCTATTTGAGTTCATTCACGAACAATCGTTTGACAACCAAACTTGTGTTTTGACAAACATTTCACAAGGGATTCCAAGGTTCGACGAATTCGTTTTGATTGATGGCGTTGACGTGAATTTCATTTATGATGGATATTATATATATAATATTTATCAACAATCGTCACCGGGCAACCTTGACCCCGTAAATTCTCAAGGTTTGGTTGAAACGGGACGCGCGCACGTCATCGAAGCGGATTCACCGAGTTACGAATACGATTCACCGATTTATTTCAATATATATGAATAATAAACTTACGTCGATTTCATTTCGAAAAGATTTTCAAAAACCCGACGAGGAAAAGGACCGTTCTTTGGGGTTCGTGAAATGGGGAAAAAAGAATGATTACCCGTTTTTTTTGGCGGACCTTTACAATGGGTCGGCTTACCATCAAGGAATAATTAAAAATAAAACGCATTACATTGCTGGCGGGGGTGTTCAAATCGTGACCGGAATGGTTCAACCATTCATCGACAACAAATGGTCGGATTTTGACATGAACGAAATTGCCGAACGGCTTGCGTTCGATGGCGAATTGTTCGGAGGGTTCGCGGTCAAGGGAACGTGGAACAAAGAACAAACAAAGGTTGTAATGTGGGAACACGTTCCGATTGACATGATTCGCGCGTCAGAGGATGAACGAACGTACTATATTTCCGACGATTGGACCGCTTTGAATCAATCCCCGGAAAAAACTAATTTAAGAATTTTACCAGCGTTCGACAAAGACAATCGAACGGGTTCATTTATTCTTTATTACAAAGAACCACATTTGAAGGGTCGTAAGGAATTAGGCGTATACCCAAAGCCGTCCTATTATGGCGGAATTACGGCAATTCAAACGGATGTTGATATTTCGAAATTCCATATGTATGAATTGCAGAACGGGTTCAAGTCGGGAAGTTTAATAAATTTTCCAAGCGGATACCCCGAAACAACGGAGGAATTGAACCGAATCAAAGCGGATGTCAAAGGACGGTCGCAATCGGTTGAGGACGCTGGCGAAATCATTTTAACTTTTAGCAACGGCAAAGATGAAGCGCCGACAATTTTATCGTTGAACGGGAACAACCTTGACCAAAGATATTTGGCAACCGAAAAAAGCGTGCAACAAAACATTCTTGTCGCGCACGCGATTACATCCCCGCAATTGTTTGGGGTCCGAATGGAGGGGTCATTCAATTCCGCTGAATCCGACGATTTATTTAATATTTTCAAAGCAACCTACGTTGAAACGAAACAAAAGCGAATTGAATGGTTGCTTAATTTTATGCTTGAGTTAAGCGGATATTCGGGCAAGGTAAAATTAAAAGACGTCCAACCGTTGCCAAAAGATGAACCGGTTCAAACCGTTGAGGGGCAACCAGCAACGGAAACGCTTGACGTGGCAAAATCCGCCTTGAATGGGGCGCAAATTGCATCGTTGATTGATGTTGTTGCGAAAATCAAAGAAGGTATATTGACCCCCGAAAGCGCGTTGAACATATTGGTCGCATCATTCCCGACCATAAGCGAAACAACCGCGCGTCGTATCGTTGGAATGCCAGCGGTTCAACAAACACCGATTGTTCAATCATGCGACCGACACGAATTCGGGGACGATGAAATAAAAGTTTTCGCGGAATTCGGCGAATCGAATGACAATTACATTGTATTGCATTCCGAACCGATTGAATGGGACACCCCCAGCGCGGACGTTTTCGCACGAAGTCAACAATTGTTTGATAAAGTTGGCGAAATTTCCGCCAAGTTAACCGGAGGCGATAAAGACGTTTTGAAACTTTTGTCGGACGGGGAATCAAGCGACGCAATCGCGAAGGCGTTGAAGACGTCGGTTGAAGAAATCGCGAAACGAATTCAATTGATTCGTGAACTTGAATTGATTTCGAAGGGAGGCGAAGTCAATACGCTGGGAAAATCGGTCATTGAAAACCTTGATATTCCGATTTCGAGGTTTGAGGTAAGGTATACATATCAAACACGTCCCGACGTTCCCCCAGTCAAGACGCAATCAAGGGCGTTTTGTGTTAAATTAATCGAATTGAATCGAAGTTATTCGCGTCAAGACATTGACAACATTTCCGCAAGGGTTGACCGTGACGTTTGGCGTTACCGTGGGGGATGGTATACGAATCCAAAAACGAAAGCAACAACGCCGTTTTGCCGTCACGAATGGGTTCAACAATTAGTAATTGCACAATAATTAAAACATGAACTATCTTTTATCCGTTGAAAACCTAAAGAAATTAGGGTTGATTCATCAAAATACTGATACAAAAATTCTTGCCGTCGCGATTCGTCGAAGTCAAGACATCAACGTTCAACCAGCGTTGGGGACACCCCTTTACAAGGCGTTATTGCAACGCGTTCAAACGAATTCATGGACACCGAATTATTTAACATTAATGAACGATTACGTTGTTCCTTGTTTGGTCGCATACGTTGACTACCGTTGTTGTTTATTATTGAATGAAAAATTGACAAACAAATCGGTCGGTCGTGTTTCGGACGAAAATATTCAAGCAAACGACCGACAAAATACTTATGTTTTCCGCGACCAATTGTTAAAGGACGCGCAATTTTACAAAGAACGATTAATTGGTTTTTTAATGGACGACAACGGCGACAATTACCCCGAATACATTGATTGTTGCGGATCGCCGTCGATGTGTCACGAAAAGGTCACAAAGGACCAAACGGGTTATTCACCCTTAAACTGGATTATATGAACAAACGGTTTGTTCCCGGAAAAAAGGATATTGAAAAATTGAACAAATATTTGAAAAATGGAAAAGACGTTAAACCAATTGATGCGCGAATTCGAAATAATCGCGAGCGAACATCGACAAATAAATGATTTTTTCCAAGGGGATTATTTGGACGCCGTTTCACGGGACGCCGTCGATTACCCGTTAATGGTTGTCACCTTGCAACCGGGTTCGATTTCCGATTTCGGCGTTCAAGTTAACGCCGTTATTTCAATCGCGGATAAATATAATATACAAGAATACCGTCAAATTAACGAAATACATTCCGATTGTTTGTCCATTTGCAAGGACATTCACGTCATTTTGAAACAATGGCGTTTTGAGGATTTCCTCGACGTGACCGGAACAATCGGAACACAACCATTTATCAACCGTTCACAAGACGTCACGGCGGGTTGGACAATGACCATTGCGATGAATGTTTATGATTCGGAGGATTGGTGCAAAATTCCTATGGATAATTACGATTTCGGAAATGATTAGCGACCAACATATAAGAGGCACGGCGTTAATGTATTTCATTTGCTCGTATATTTTGGCGTTCACCTTATGGTTTCAAGGCGTTTTTTATTTGCAAATGGTCGGATGGACTTTATTTTTTTACAACAATTACCAAATTATTTACGAATTGTACGTCAATCAACACAAGGATGAAAACTAAAATTTCAATTTTTGCGCTTTCTTTACTTTCGATTTTAGCACCGGTCAAACCTATGGTTTTAATTGCAATAGCGTTCATTTGGATTGACTTGTGTTTCGGTGTTTGGCGAAGCGTAAAATTGAAAGGTTGGAAATCGATTCGTTCCCGTGGACTTGCAAGGACAATTTCAAAATCATTGCTTTACGCTGGCGGGATTGTTGTTGTGTATTTCCTTGAAAAATATGTCATTTCCGATTTAATTGGTTTATTTGTATCGGTTGAATTGGTATTGACGAAAGCATTTACGTTTTTTTGTGCATTCATCGAAATCAAATCAATTAACGAAAGTTATTTTGAGGTCACGGGAAAAGATGTTTTGAAGTCATTTAAAGAATTTTTGACGGCGAAAAAACAAGAATGGGACGAGTTTAAAAACTAAATTATGTATACAAGGGAACAAATCGAAAAGGCGGTCAAAGAAAAGGGTTTTAAATGGTTCGAAGACCATTCGAATAAAGGTTACGACGTGAATATTGTTGGCGTTCGAAACAATTCACCCAGCATTGCCGACAAGGTGACAAATATCTTTGACGACCATATTACAATTTCGTTCAAAGATGCAAACGGAACGTGGCAATTTTTTTGCTGGAACGCGACGACCGATCCGGGAAAAAAAGGTGTTGAAAAATTCGGAAACCCAAAAGGAGTTGCGCGGTTAGTAGCGGGTCAATATCGCGGGGTGTGGGCTATTGACAAGCACCGAGGAAAGTACGACGCATTATGCCAAAGATTAGGGAACGTTACGGTGTGGCGCGATGCTAACCGAGACCTAAAGTTTGACGAAATCAAAACGGACACGGGTATGTTTGGGATCAATATACACAAGGCGGGTACGTATTCCACTTGGGTTGAAAATTGGTCTGAAGGTTG